GCAGAAGAGTTTTATGGAAGTGCTACTCTTGATTGGGTGGTCTTAATGACTGCCGGTATTATTAATGTAAGAGATGAATGGCCTTTATCTAATTACCAATTATATAAGTATGCAGAAAATAAGTATAGTATAGAGAATTTATCTGATATTAATTATTATGAAACTAAAGAAATCAAAGATTCGAATGGTAGATTAATTCTTCCAGCAGGTAAAGATGTTAATGAAGACTTTTCTATATCCTATTATGATAATGGAATTTATTATACTAATGATTCAACATCATCTTTTGATGAGAATGTTGAACGAGTGATTATACCCAATCCTGTAAGAGGTATTACGAACTGGGAATATGAAACAATTAAAAACAATAAAAAATCCTCGATTTATTTACTAAAACAAGGATATTTACAACAATTTTTGAATGATATGAGAGAGATTATGACTTATGGTTTATCCTCAGAGTATGTGAACGAATCACTGATTAGAACTGAGAATACCAAAGTCACAATCCCCAACTAACTCAGTCTGCTGCGAGTGCGGCAAAGTATGAGAGTGTATCATCATCGTCATCAGTCTTGGTAGGTGACAGACTATCAAGTTCTTCCTTCATTGACTGAGGGACAGGATTTGATTCTGCACGATTCTGTTGACGGAACTCTTCTTCTTCCTGAACGGATTCTTGGTCTTGGAACTTAGTCGTTCCTTTGATACCGAGAACATAATCAAGACGCTTCTTCAGTTCATCATAAGACTTGAATTGGTCTGGAGCAACAAAATCTTCGAGAGAATACTCTTTCTTCCAGATTGCTTCCATTGCATCATCATCTTCAAGAAGTACATCCTGACGGGCAAATTCTGAAGAATCATAGTTACGATAACCGGCAACATTCTTTGCCTTCAGTTTGAAGTTAGCACCCTGCCAGAAGTCAAATGGATCGATTGCTTCCTCGTCCTCAAACTCAGGTTGCATTGCGGCAGTAATCTTATCAAAGATTTTCTTACCGAATTTATAAAGCATTACCCGACCTTCATTCTCAGGATTAGCAGGATCCTTGACGACATAGATGTTTGCAACATAAGTCAGTTTACGTTTCTGCTTACGTGCCTGATCTTTACCCGAATCAGTGCCGTTGTTCCACAGCATCGTGTTGTATTCTGACATTGGATCTTTCTGACTCAGAGTCGTCAGAGAGTTCTCAATATACCATCCACCAGGACCTTGGAAGGCATGTGAATAGAGTTTGACGAATGGAAGGTCTTCACCTTCAGGAGCAGGAAGGAAACGAATAACGGCATAACCATTACCACCTTTATCACATTCTAGTTTCCAGAGACGATCATCTCCCGAACTACCTGCATTATTCATTTTTTCGACTTCTTTGACTAGTTTTTGTGTCAAAGAACCCAGTCTGGATTGCTTTTTAAGATCTGCGAAGCTCATTTGGATTACCTTAGATTTGTTTGGATGTTTTGGATTTACTCGGATAGTATAGCAGAAATTCTCTCAGTCGTCAATATAATCTTTGAGAGATTTGATTGTTGCATTCATACTACTGAATAAAGTCAGCATATCAGTTTCTGGAGGAAACCCCATTGTTGAAACTGATTTGCGTAGATTATCTTTCATTTCGATGGCCTTTGGGTCATCAGAAAGAGACAATCTTGTATACATCACTTGCTGTTTTTCAAGCAAGGATGAAAGTATTTCAACGTGTTCAAGTTTTTGTTCACGGGACATATTACCGAAAGAAATAAAACTTTCGTAGATTTTTTCTTGCATTTCATTAATTTCACTCAGTTCTTCCTGAATGATTTCAGAATCAAAAAAGTCACTCATCTACAAGGTCCCTTAAAATCTTTTTGAATTTGAACACATCAATATTTAGAAAGGGAGAATATTTTTGGAGTTTTAAACTTACGGTTTCCCATACAGGATCTTTCAGTTCTTTATCAAACTTCTTTCTGAATGAGAATATTCTATCATAGATTACAAAAGTTTCAAGACTTATATCTCCACCAAGAAATCTTTTTAAGATTATTGGATGACCTTTCGAACAACTGAATAGATTCTCGAATTCGTTGTTCGAGAGTAATTCGTTGCTTTGTTCTTTGAACAAGTAAGTCAAACTCTGTTGTCTCTTTGTCCAGTCTTGGTAGGTTCTTTCTCCAGAACTGATAATTTCTCCAATCCATAAATTTTGTGGGTTGTCTGCGTATGCAAAATTAGATACAAGAAATTTTACAACTTCTTCGTCATTATATTTACGGGAAGTTTTTTCAAACCAGTATTTATCTCTTCTTTTATTGAATGAAGAGACACTCGCACGGGTCTTCGCACCATATCGGAAGAAGTCGTATTTTGGATTTGTAAAATGATTTTTGAGTGACAAATAATGTTGGTAGGTATCAAATGGGGTCACTTTCATAAGGGCAATTTTGCTTTCGAAGTTGCTTTCATAAAATTAAGTCTCGTAGCATCCCACTTTAGTTTTTCTTTCAGTGGTTTTGATACAAGTTTTGTTACTGATTCTACATCAAGTTCATTTAATTCACAATAGTGACAAATGGCATCAATGTAGTTTATTTTTTCTTCAGCAACAATCTTTTCGATTTCGAGTGCAAATTTAGATGGTGTTAGAAATTTACTTGCTAATACCTTTTCTAGTTCCTTATTCGGTTCCATAGAGTTCCAGTTTATCTGTAACAAACTTTCTAATGTATTCGGTAAGAAGTTTGATGTACTTTGATTTGTCTCTTTCTTCATAGACGACGCATTCTCCATTTTCACAAGCCATAATGATTACAAATTTTTTGACCGGAATACCAGTCATTTCATACAACATACATCCATATGCCGCACATTGGACAAAATAGTTTTCGATCCAATTTCTTGGTTTCGGTTTTTTAGAAGTCTTAAAGTCAATTATTGCTAATTCACCCTCGTATTCTGCAATACAATCGACGGTTCCAGCAATACCTAACTGCTTACTATATAGGGACGTTTCCAGAGCATGAATATTATTAATGTTCTTTAAAGTACCTTTAGAAATCTTAAATAAGAACTCAGAAATAGGAGGAACTTTTAGTAACTCTATATTCTTTAGGTGACACTCAGTAAGACTATGAAAGTCAGTTCCACGACGTGTTGCAGCCTTTGTGACTCGATCTGCTTCTTCATCACCAACTCTTTTTCTCCATTTAACAAAAGTCTCCTTATTATAATGACTGGTTACCGAAGTAATCGAGACCAGTCTTAGGAGTTCTTCTTCATGGGGAACAGAATAATATCTGACTCCATCAATAGTCTCCCTCTCAAGTTGAGGAAGATTTAAATCAACATGATTAAACATTAAAAACCTGCTTCTGTTTTTGCGACGATATACTCTTTGACTAGACCAGATCGAACAATATCGTCAGTTCCAAACTCAATTATATCAAAAGAAGGCATTTTACGCAAGATATTCATAAAGTCAACAATACCATTCCTTTCGTTTGCCTTATTCAAATCTGATTGTCGAGCATCTCCACAGAAACAAATTTTCGTATTCTCACCAACACGAGTGATAATACTATCGAGTTCATGAAAATTCAGATTCTGAAATTCATCAACAATCACAATCGCATTATCAAGTGTTGTTCCACGAAGAAATGATGTGCTCCAGAATTTGATTGATTCCTGCGATTTAAGATTGCCATACAACATCTCAAAATCAGCATCAGAAGGCATCTGGAACATATATTTCACCATATTCTTATATGGAATTTGATAGATGTCTGCCTTATCTTCATGAGAACCAGGAAGAAACCCAATCTCTCTGGTTGCTACAAGAGACCTGACGAGGTATATTCTCTCATAAGGAGTGTTCTCATCTAATACATCTTTAAGTGCGTTAAAGAGGGTTATAAAGGTCTTTCCTGTGCCTGCACAACCATATGCAATAAGATGCTTTCCTTCTTTATAAGAATCAAACAGTCTTTTTTGATTATCATTAAGTGGGTCTATATCCACCAAGTATCCAGAACTTAATGGTTTTTTTCTTTTCATCTGCTTTGTCGTAAGACCAACTCCAATAGGTTGATCATTCGCAGATGCTCTTTTTCTTCTTGCCATTAGATTTTAGTTACTTTAGAACCTGGTGCTTTTGATGCCTTATTTAAAACTTCATTCCATCCAGGATTTCTTGCTACAAGTTTATCTCTCCATTCACCAACTTCTGCTGGTTTGGGGCAAGTAGATGGATCAGACCAATCACGAATCCAATCACTATTCTCTTCACACCATTTTGGCCATTCATGAACACTCAGAACTATTTCCTTTTGTTCACCAGTTTCTTTATTAATAATCGGATATGTTGCCATGTTATCAATTCAGTATAAAAATATTTAGATCCATTCCAGAGCTTCTGCTACTGTTGGAAATTGTTCTACAAAAACATTCTTACATGCTTCTGCAATGTCCATGTGCTCTTTTTGAGTTCCATGAGCAGATCTCAAATCTATATAATGCACCCAGCTGCGACAAGATCCGCTCATATAAAGTCTTGTAGGAGTTGCTAAAGGAAGGACAAATCTTGCACATTCCTTTGCAATACCCTCATCAAGCATTGTCTGATACAATGCCATTGCATCTCTAAAGTGATCTTGCATCAACATTTGATACTTCTGAACTTTAAATTCATCAATATCATCAATAGAATTCTGACGGTTTTTTGTATCTTGACGACGAAGTTCAGGAAGAGGAATATTTGAACTCAACAAAGAACTATCGGCATATCTTTGCGAAAACTCTTGGAATGTAAAACTCCGATGCCGCAAGATTTGAGCTGCCAGTCCTCTTGTAGTCTCAATCTCAAGTGTCATGAATGACTGCTCAAAGACACTCCAATGTTGATGTTTGACGCAATACTTAAGAAGACCAGCAACTTTTGGATTCTCTTGATTGGAGGGATTTGACACTCGTGCCACATATCCCATCATTTTTTCAGCATCAGGTGTAACACTGATCAATTTTACATTCATGCTCCAAATCCTTTTGAGTTCTTTTTATCTATATCAACAATTTGCTGTTTTACCGAACGCAATTGTGATTTCATTTCTTTGATACTTTCTTCACTATAGAGGTAATCTTTCTCTATCAGTCTTTCAAGCAATTTTACAAGTTCTTTTGCTTTTTTTGTTTCAGTCATTTTCCTCCTCAAAGACTTCATCATAATCTTCAATATATTCACTATATGGATTATAGTCTACCTTATCATCTCTATCAGAATTTACTTCTGCCTTTAGAGAATCTAAAAGGAGTTCTAAATTGCGAATAATCAAGTTAACTCTTTCTTTTTCCATATACCATATTACTACATCATCATTATAGCATAAAAAAAGAGGGTCTTGCGACCCCCAGTAAAGTTAAGTGCGATAATCGTCAACTTTGTGATGCAAACTTTCGTTCGATTTTGATACCACGATACATGAGATTGTGGTTACGAGTTGCGGTTTGCTCTGCCAACACAGCAGCTTTGTATGCTTCTGGGTTGTACTTAACACCACGATAAGTGATAGTAGACATGATTTTACTCCTAAAGTAGTTGGATTTTTAAGTCCGTTCCTTTAGTCGTTTGCGTCCCATACACACTCAGGGACAGATTCCTTTACGGTCTCTACCAACTCAAGTTTGAAAGCATTAGAGATATTCTCGTTTGCTCTCATCCTCAGCATAATAGCATCAGCTTGAGCACATGTGAGTGATGAATAGAATAATAGTTCTAGCATGGGATGAACGCTCCGTTCCGCGACTTACTTGCGTCCCGTGGCGTCTTTCTATGCTATGTGCATAACGAATACCACCTGGATGAACGATAGGTCTATTATAGACCCTGTACCTTATTTAGTCAAGAGGTTTCTGAAAATCCCTACAGACCAAAAATTTGACGGAGATTTTTTCCCGACTTTTTTGGAACTATTTCCGCTTTTTGGTTGGGGGTGGTGGTTCCAGTCCCCATAGTTTTGGATTAGTTCTTCCCATACCAAAACCAATGCCCTTTAAATTCTCACGAAACTTATCCCAGTACATATTAAAGATACGAACTTCTTTCTGACTACGAGTCAAATCATATCTCGTTTCTCCATCAACCACATAAGTGATTATCATGGCATCATTAGGACAATCTTTAGTAGATACTTGTTCCCAAGTTCCATTCTCTATCAGTATATCACATCCATATACGGATTTGGAATTTTCTTTTTCTGATGGTGACCATGAGGTCATAGACTGTTCCTCTTCTATTTTAGTGGGAGCATCTCCCAATTGATTTGCCATAATTATGAACGATTACCCCAAGTAATATCTGGATATGCTTCACCTACAATTTCTTTTGTGATATTATATCTATCGGAAAGTTTTTTATCCTTACAAAGACAAACAATCTCTGCTTCTAATGGATGAAGTCCCTCAAGAATATTGATGAACATTGTTTCACGACGAACACCACTCATGGCATCATTGCCACCCTTAAGGAAGTGGTAGAAGTTCTTAAACTCTCTACGAATTGTAGTGTGTCCGTTTTTATCACTCGAACCCATAGAGAATGAATCCATTTCATGCATTCTACGAACTTCTTCTGTAATTTTAGTACTCAGAGTTCCATTTGATGATGCCTGATCCTCAAATCCAGAATAAGGAACCTCTCCTTCAGGAAGCATGGAGATTATACTCTCATCAAAGTTCCAAATTAATGTCGCCTTCAAGGAAACGTGTTCATACTTCTTCAGAACTTCAATCTTTTTTGCCTTACTTCTCTGTTTGGAAACAAGATCCAAAACCTCAAATACAAATGGATTCTTTGGAAGTTCCAGTGATACTACCTTAGTCGTTGTCGTTTTCTTCTTCGTTGTTGTCGTCATAGTTTTCAAAATTAAATGCGATTACTTCATCTGGAATTAGATTTCCTTGCTCATCAAACATTTCAGGATGATATCTCGGTGCCTCTCTATAGTTCATCATGTATTCTCTGGCAGTCCAACCAATCATCAAACCCATCATGAGAAATAAAATAGTCAGAAATGAACCAAATACTAAACTAGTTGCTAACATTTTTCTTACTCCGGAATGTCTTGATAGAAAATTCAAAATGAATATTTACTTTCCATCTTAGAAAGCAAACCATCTTTTCAAACATAATGTGAAATGGTTCTGTTTGCTTTCTCTTACCTCCATTAAGCAAGAATTCAATACCACGATTTCTGTGGTCTTCATTTTTATTTATGTTAAGACTTGATGACTTGTTGTTCTCTGAGGAATTTGATTGTGTCAACACATCCTCCTAATTTTTTATTGTCACATACTACTTGCGGAAAAGTAGAACCCCTACCAAACTTAGCATAGAATTCTTCTCGTGTAAAGTCCTCTTCAAGATTATAAGATACGAACTGTGTTCCTGTCAACTCCAGTACTTGTTTAATCTTATAACAGTGAGGACAATTTTCTTTTGTGTATACTTTAAAATTCATAAATTAAGTTCCGATTAAAAAATAATTTCCAATTACAAGACAATCTAGATCAATACTTTCAAAAGTTTTAATAGCATCTTTTGGATTCTCTACAATTGGTTGACCATTATCATTGAAAGAAGTATTTAAAAGAACCGGACAATCAGTTTCTTTGTTATATTTTTGAAGAAGTGTTGTAACTTCTGGATGCAATTTTTCATTTACAGTTTGAATTCTACATGAGAAATCTTTATGTGTGATCGCACCAAGTTTCTTTCTTTGATGTGGTTTTACTACCAGAGAGTATAGCATATATTCATTTGGATATACATCTATAAAGTATTCTTCTTGATATTCTTCAAGCATAATGCCCGCAAATGGACGCCACTCTTCTCTATGTTTAATACGAGTATTGATTGTCTTTTTATTTTCTTTTAATGATGGGTTCATCAGAATTGAACGAGAACCAAGTGCTCTAGGTCCAAACTCTGAACGATTTTGAAACCATCCAACAATTTTATTATCAGCAAGAAGTTTAGCAACCTTCTCACACAGTTCTTCAAAGTTATCAAACTTCTTATAGTTTTTCCCTTCAAGTGCTTTCTCAATCTCTTCCTCACTATAAGTGCGTCCAAGAAGTGAAATATTATGTGGGAGAGTTACTTTTTCTTTTGCCTTAAAAACACCATAACATGCAGCACCAAATGATAATCCAGTATCGTCAGGAAATGGTGGGATGTGCATATTCTTTACAATTTCATTCTTACGAATGACAGAGTTTGTGAGAATATTCAGAAACACACCACCAGCAAGGCAAAGATTGTCATCAATATATCCTTGCTCTTTGAGTGTCTTCATATAAACAAGCATTCCCTGCTCAAAATTATGTTGAAGAGTTCTTGCTTTGTTCTCTGGACTCATGTTCCCATAAACATAGTCCTGTCCAGGAAAAGAATTGAATGTAACTGAAGGGATACCTTCGAAAGTTTGTCGATAATCTTTTTCAAACTCCTTTACATTACCATATGCCGAAAGACCCATGACCTTGCCACAGAATGTCTCACGATACTTTGGATCAGTAATATCAATTTGTTTCTGAACCATCTCAACATAAATTTGATATGCCCAAGCCCAATAATAATTTCCAAAGTTATTCATTTCAGGAATACCAGGATGGTACTTAAAAATACCTTTTTCTTTATTAAAGTATCCTATAGAATGATTCTCGGTAGAAAAAGCATTGCCAGTAGAATTGAATAAAATAGATCCAGCATTGTCCATCGTAATAAATGTTCCTTCATTGCAATCTGAAGAGAACACTGATGAATATGCATGACACATATGATGTGATACTATCTCAACTTTTGCTTTTGGAAAATATCTTTTAACTTTAGATTGAAGAGTTTGATTAATATAATTCTTATAGAAGTTTGTATTTGCCATCGATGGAACGACAACTACATCAATATCTTCTTTGGAAAGATTTCCTGTCGATAAACAATAGTCTATCGATTTTCGTGGAAAGTTTCCATCATATTTAATACCAGTAAGTCTTTCTTCACTGATACTAGTTACATGATTTCCATTAGAAAATAAAGACACACTTGCTCCATGTGTCCAACTTTCATTCATTTGTTCTCTCAAACGAGGATTATCAGAAATTAGAACGTTCCATCCAATCGCACCATAAAGTCCAATAACATTCATTTATCAACTGCTTCTATAATTTTATCAAAGTTAAAGATTTCTTCATCCTCATCCACATAAGGATACTCTGCTTCTACTCCAGTAAAATCAAAGTCAAACAAATAACTATTTGGAAGTTTAAAGTTGGCAGGTTTCTCTGCTTGAATATTGGTATGTATATCCCATCCAAAGACCTTTGGACTAGTTCCATTCCATAATACCACAGAAGGCAATTTCAATGCTGTTGCTGCGTGTTGTAGGCAACTATCAATAAGTATTCTCTTCTCACTATTCAGTAAGATACTTACAAGTTCCATATTACTCATTGGATCTTGAACCACTTCCACACCATCCAATGCTTCAGAAGAAGGTTTTTTGACTTGAAAAATATGATACTTATCAGAATAATGATCTACAAGTTTTTGTGCAAGTGCCACAGGCATATCTCTTGCCCATAGATATGGTCTCTGTTCATTATACATTCCACCATTAGTTTGAAGAACCATAATCGGTTTTTCGTTTGCACGACTTGCCCAAAATTCTTTTGCAATCTTTTTCTGTAAAGGATTGAATTTAATATCTGGCATTTCACCACGATATTCTAATCCATACATCTTAGACCAAGTTTGAATCAGAGGCAGTTTTTTATGAATATGATCAGTAGTGAAATAAGGTTCATTATGAAAAATTATTGAGTCCTCATTTTCAATATAACTTTGATAAAAGTAACTTGTATTGCCAAGTTGATATACTCTATCCACAAATGGAAGATTTTGAAATATTTCAGACCAGACAGAAACAACAATAAGTTGTCTGCCTGGATGATTGTTTTTAATACATTTAGCTACTGCTGTTGCTGCAATATGTTTACCAAACCCACCTTGAACATGAAATATAGAATACTTAAGTTTTGCCATAAAATTACCAAGGAGTTTCTTTGTTTACTGTAGCAGGTGCTGGGGGATTAAGAACAGAGTCAATCCATGAAGCATTATTTTGAGTTGTATTTGAATTTGCAAGTTCATCTGCAATCCAACCCAATACAATCTCTTCAGTCAAGTCTGCAAATGCAATAAATCCTTCAGAATCTGGAGTAACATCTTCAGAATTAACTTGATAAGTTTCAGAACTTTCAATTGTAGTTCTTTCTACATCAGAATCATCAGAGGATACCCATTTAACTTGAATATCACAAACTACATTGTTTCCATCATTTCTGACTTCAAGATTTTCAATTGTTCTTGTGTGTGTAATTGCCATTGTTAATTATTTTTTTTTTTACTTTAGTATTTATTTGATTATTTTATACATCAGAAGTTTTCCAAAATTCAAGTCTTGTTCTATTTTCTTTATAAAGATCAATAATTTCTTCAGGAAGAATTGATGCTGGTGGAGGAGAAGTTTTTTTGACTTTAGAACGAACCTCGTGCATATCACTTAGTCCATAAGTTATCAAATCATCTTCCCTATGAATATTTGAGATTGATTCAAAGTCATGATCATAAAATTCTTCTTCAAGAAAATCATAGATATTTTCCATTGTCTCCTTAGGACTATTCACTAAGTCATCATAGTCCACAAAGTGCATTTTCTCATTTATATTTTGTGTGAACCCTTCCATAATCGCATTCAGTGATTCATAAACAATACCACCTTCACCTAGAAGATACATACATCTATTCAAATCATTAATAGGCACATCAGTTTTGATTAATTGTTCATCTACAAAATTAATTCTTGGTTGTCCTTCCTCAAAAGGATTTCGATGAATCATTGTCAGAATAGAAGTTAGAATCTCATCTATTCTACGAACTGGAACAAGAATCTTTGCCTGTTCTCCAATATATCCTTCAATATAAGGAACTCTTGCAGTCCATGCACGATTTTTATCAAAGACAACTGGTTGTTGAACATCACTGTAAAAATGATGTGGAATATTACCAATAATCTCTCTGACTTGATCTGGTTTTGGATATCCATGATACAACTCATTACCCATAAAGTTTTGCTCTATGGCAAACATTGCACCAAGAACTGGACTTGATGGTCCAGAATAAAATTTTGGATTTTGATTTAAGATTGAAGAAAGCAAAGTGCTTCCCGAACGGGGAAGCCCTGCCATAAAGTAAAAAGTTTTATTCATTCATTTATCATTCAATACTATTATATATTATACCATAAAATCAATTATTCAGTAGAGAATTAACTTTTTCTTCCAGTGAAGATAATCTTTCTTTGAGTTCTTGGTTTTCGACATCAAGTTCTTTGATTGCATTTACAAGAACAGGAAGTAAGTGCTCATGAGTAACACCCCACTTATCTATGTTGGATTTTGATGCAATGATTGTTTCATCACCTTCAAGTTCTGCAACCTCTTGAGCACTGAATCCATATCTGACTCTTTCATCAGTAACCTCATTCGTTTCTCTATTCTTGAATGAATATTTGATAGGATTAATATTCTGTAAGAATCCTCTTCCATGAGGTACATCACCATAAACACACTTATCTCTAATATCAGAAATAACTGTCCATGCTACTTGTATTGCGGCACATGAATGATCTGCATTACCCATAACAATACAATTGCTACTTGTCGTCAGATTAATCAGTCCTGATGGAGATGCAGATGTTTGTCCAGCATTATAACCAAA